TAGGTAATAGATCCATTGTCTGTGCAGCAAATATAAAAGGTATGAAAGATAAAATTAATTCATCTGTTAAGTTTAGAGAGTGGTTTAGACCCTTCGCTCCAGTTTGTAGAAAACAAGATGCGCCTGAATATTTCGATTTCCCAGACTTTGAGGGTATGGACACCATGGCTTATTCAGTTATGGTGAAACCAGAATATCGTTCGGAACTAGAATCTATTACACATGTTGATGGATCAGCTAGATTACAAACAGTTACCAAAGAAGACAACGCTCTTCTGTATAATATTTTATCTGAATTCAATGGTGTTTTATTAAACACCTCTTTAAACATAAAAGGTATGCCAATAGTCAATCGTATAGCAGGCAGCAAGAACTCCGCTAGGACAATGCTTAAAAGATCTTATAAAGATAAAAGCAGAGGATTGGATGGTGTGATAGTCAAAGCACCGAATGGCAAGCTATACCTTTTTGCATGATCTATAAATAACTCCTATGATAAGAATAGGATATGTTTATGTGGCATTTTGAAGGAAAAGAATATAACCCACCTGAGGAAGAGTTAAAAGACTGGGTCGGATTTGTTTATATTATAACAGATAAATCAACCGGCAAAATGTATGTCGGGAAGAAGCTCTTCTGGTCAAGAAAGACCTTACCCCCACTCAAAGGTAAAAAGCAAAAGAGACGTAAGGTTGTGCCGTCAGATTGGCAAAAGTACTACGGCTCGTCAGATACTGTAAAGCAGCTTCTCCTTGAACACGGGGAAGAAAACTTCCACAGAGAAATATTATACTTTTGTAAGTCCAAGGGTGAGATGGGTTACCTGGAAGCAAAAGAGCAGTTTGATCGAAATGTATTATTAGACGATCGATATTATAATGGTATAATAAACTGTAGAGTACATAGATCACACGTACAATCCTTGAAAAAAAATTAAAAAAAAGTGCATTTTTTTCTCTAAAGGGGGTTTACAAATGAATTGAAAACCCTTATATTAGTACTATAAACAAAGAGGAAAAAAGATGAAAACGTATAAGCTATATCAAATCCGCCTCACCGATCAAGAGGTTGACATGGTTAACGATCTAGGCCATGGCTCAGTGCCTAAGCAGGTAGCTAAGCTTGATATGCATTTCGCTGAAAATAGGCACGAACTCGCAACAGAAGCTTTCGATGCTGGTTACTACACACACGTAGCTAACATTCAAGCAGCAAACCTAGACAACGCTTTCTTCATTGGTAACCACTGTAAAGAAGTCCAGATTGAACGCTTAGATTTCATGGCTTCTCCATCAGTAGGCGACATTTTCGTTGATGAGAATGATTCCTTCTACGTCATCGAACAGTTCGGCTTTAAGCTAATGGCTCAGCCTTCTAAGCTACCAGTAGCAATAAAAGTTCCTACTTCACTTGCAGGAGCAAGGATGACATCATGAGGGTATTTAACTTCGAATCATATGAACAGATTCCTGCTGAAACAGTTAGCTATATCTTAACTGTTTCAGATGCCGACGACATCGGTGAATGCACGCTCGAAGAAATCAATGATTTCCTCAACAACATCGAGGAAATTTATCAATGGGCTAAATAGATCTGATTATATCAATCTAGGAGGATAAAGTGGAAATAATCTTTGCTAATCGTGTTTCTAAACATAAAAAAGATCTAATCACTCGTGCAGCAGAGTTTACAAAACGTGAGATATTTCCTCGGACCAAAAACGTCGTAGTTGAATTTACTATGATCAAAGACCTTAACGAACACGAAGGGGTTTTTGGAGACGTATTCGAATCCGACTATCGCTGGTTCGACATTCGACTTGACGACGACATGGATGACATAGAGTTGGTCTCTACAGTTATCCACGAGATGGTACATGTCAAGCAGTATTCTAAGAATGAGTTGAAACAACTAGATGGTTTTAAGACTCGTTACAATCGTAGAGTATATGATAAAGATGTTTCTTATGAGGATCGTCCTTGGGAACAAGAAGCACACGATTTGGAAAATTTGTTATATCTAGAATTCGTTGCTGAGCATGCAATCGAAAAAATAAATGATATAAATAGACCTAGATCGTTGGTAAAGGAAATCTAAGATGCTTGTAAGGAAAACGGAAATACATACCGTCACGCATACTATTGACTATAATGTTCCAGATGCAATAATTATTGAGCAGTATGGTAGTTTAGATCAGTATAAAGCTGCACTCGCAGATGGTGCTACCTCGGCTCAAGCTCAGGAATTTGCTTCTGACTTTTTTGTTGGGGCAGACAAAGTCTGGAATAAAGACGGTAAAGGAGAGTTTGACGTTTACTGGGGATATCCAGTAGAAGACGACCTCTAAGGGGTTTACATCTTATTAGAACTATGGTAGTATAATTGAAACCGTAGGAGATATAGTATGATTATCATAGACTACAATGGTATTGCTATCGGCAATATTGTAGCGCAAAAGATGGCAGTGGATGAAGATCTAATCCGCCATATGATCTTAAATTCAATTCGAATGTATAAGCAGAAATTTAAGGAATATGGTGACGTAGTCGTCGTAGCAGATGCTGGTGGCAACTGGCGCAAAGACGTGTTTCCTGAATACAAAGCTAAGCGTAAGAAATCCAGAGATCAATCTAGCTTGGATTGGGACGAGGTATTCCGCATTACTAATATGGTGCGTGAAGAGATTAAAGAAAACTTCCCGTATAAAGTCATGCACGTATGGGGATGTGAAGCAGACGATGTCATAGCTCAGTTAGTGTTTAACACACAGGAATTAGGTAACTACGAAAAGGTTATGATCATATCCGCAGATCATGACTTTAAGCAGCTACAGAAGTTTGATAACGTTAATCAATTCTCTCCTATGACTAAGAAGCTAGTTAAGGAAGAAAACCCACGGCTTTATCTCCAAGAGCATATACTCAAGGGCGATAACGGTGACGGTGTACCAAACGTATTATCGGATGATAAAGTATTTTTAGAAGAACGTAAACAGAACGTTCTATCTGCTAAAAAGAAGCAAACCCTATTATCTGATCCACATGCTATGGGTGAGGACGTATATCGTAACTATCAACGAAATCAACGAATGGTAGATCTATCCTTCTGTCCTGAAGATATTGTAAATACAATTCTTAAAGACTTTGAATCTCAGGATCCTTGGAATAATAAAGGGAAGGTGTTTCCCTATCTGGTGTCTAAGAGGTGTAGATTACTAGTGGAGGTCGTTGAGGAGTTTTTATGACTAGGCCTATAAACTTAGATATCACTAACCGATGTTTATTACAGTGTTCTAAGTGTTCTAGAACACTGAATATGGGTCTTACTAAACAAGGCGGAGACATGTCTCCAGAATCTATGCACAAGATATGTAAGTATTATTCGCACATATCTTTTTGCGGGCAGAGAGGAGATCCAATATATCATCCTAAATTTATAGAGCTATTAGAGATTTGTAATAATTATGATCTAAGCCATGTAGAAATTAATACTAATGGCACGGGTAAATCCCCGCAATGGTGGAAAAAGGCTGCCTTAATAAATCGAGACTACGATTGGGCTTTTGCCTTAGACGGTTTACCCCATAAATCCCATTTATATAGAGTAAATCAAGATGGTGAACAGGTTTTTAAGATTATGAAATATCTTCGCAGGTTTGATGTACGGGTTCACTGGAGATATATTGCATTCAAATATAATGAACATGATATATCTGTAGCTAAGAAATTGGCGAAAAAATACGGGATAAAATTTGAATTAGTTGTGTCGTCAAGATGGGATGGTCCTGACGATCCATTAAGGCCAGTGCAACCAAATCTATCCATAGATCGTGGTAAATATGAAAGTCCGTATGATGTTAAAGCCTAAATGTATAGGGGAACATAGACAAGCTCGGGGAATGACTAACTTGGGTTGGTTATTACCTTGTTGTTATGCTGATGGAAGAAGTGTCCAACGAGATTTTTCGGATCTTTTAAAAGATCATTTAAAACTAGAAACCGTCGAGAAAATAGAAGATATAGAAAATTCCGATGAATGGAATAATTTCTTTCATATGTTAGAAAATAATCCTGAAAAGGCACCATATCCGTGTCATTATTACTGTGGCGTGAATCCAGGATTTAAAGCTAAGGATGTATATAAATAAAGAATATGGAGGTATGTTATGATTTTAGAAGTTTATGAGGTATTTGAGAAGTTTGAGAAAGCTAAGAATAGGGCTGAAAAAATTTCTATATTAAAAGAAAATGAATCTTGGCCACTGAAAGATGTGATCAAAGGATCTATGGATCCTAAGATCCAATGGCTAGTACCA